TGGGCGCAGCATGGCGATTAGATCAATATTAGGAGCATCAAAACCAGTCGTTAAGACATTGGCATTGGTTAGCGCCCTTATTTTCCCTGTTTTAAATTCATGGATGATTCGTTCACGATCTGACTTTGGCGTTTCGCCAGTAATGCACGCCGACTTGATACCTTGATCGCGCAGCTCAATCGATACGTTTTTCGCGTGATTAATACCTGCGCAAAAGAATAGCCACGACTGTCGATCGCCAGCCAAACGAATCACTTCAGCTACAACGCTTTCATTATTCTTTCTGGTATCCACGGCCTTTTGTAACTCGGCCTCAATGAACTCGCCACCACGTTTTTTAACGTCGCTGGTGTCTAGCTTGGCCGTGGTGGTCTTTGATCGTAGCGTGGCCAGATGCCGTTTGTAGATCAACTCCTCGATGCTTACTGGCTCAATCAGATCGTCGAAGATAGCTGGCTTGTCGGTAATAAGACCGTGGCCAAGACGGTACGGTGTGGCCGTTAAACCGATTACGCGCAACTCTGGATTGATGACCTTTAATTCATCCAACAACGTGCGATAGCCACCTTCGTTTTTGTGGCTAATCAAATGGCATTCATCCACAATCACCAAATCAATATGGCCAAGCGCCGCAGATTTAGTGCGCACCGATTGAATGCCAGCAAAAGTTATCGGCTCGCCTAAGTCGCGCTTACCAATACCTGCTGAGTAAATGCCCAAAGGCGCACCCAGCCAATGTTGGCGCATCTTCTCGGCATTTTGCTCGATCAATTCTTTAACGTGCGTTAGCATCAGGATTTTCGTCTCTGGCCATTTCTGCACAGCATCTTTGCAAAGTGCGGCCACGATGTGGCTTTTGCCCGAGCCAGTTGGCAGCACTAAGCATGGATTGCCTTTATTCTTGCCAAACCATTCATAGAGCTGGTTGATGGTTCGTTGTTGGTAGTCACGGAGCATTATCCAACCACCCTCGCATTAAACTCACGACGAAACTCAATCGCAAACTCATCAGGGTTAGCGCATACCGACGGATTGGCCAGTATTTCTTTGGAGCCAAACACACTCTCGCTTGGCTCGCCGTTAATAACATCCTTGCCATTGATTACATAAATAGCTTGCCACTCATTCGCGCTTTCCTTGCGCTGATACGGCACAAGGTCTGGATGCAGTACGTGCGAATCACATCCTTCACGTTGCCACTCTGTCGGAATATCGTCAGCGTCATGGCGCTCGCACCGCCACGTTGAATTTTCTAGCGCCGTACTGTGAGCGCAGGTTCTGCAATTGGCGTGTTTGGTTATCTTGGATTCAAAACAAAAGTCATGCGCAGCACACCATTTGCATTGATACCATGTTGAGTCAGCCGATAACGGCTCTGGCATACGGTCAGCCAAAGCAATGCGCTTGCCTCGCGCAATCGCTTTCTCAGCAACGTCTTTATCAAACTTCACTCGCTCGGTATAGATGCGATCATCATCCTTGCAAACGGCCACGTACAAGGCTCGATCAATCTCAGTGCCAGCCATGTAAACCTGCATCTGCACGAAATGCTCTGGCTTGGATTCTTCAACACCCTTCTTTTCCACATCGTTAAACGACTTTAAACCATGCGTTTTAAATTCAGCTACGTGTTCGGTCTTTGGTGCGCCTGGCACACCTGATTTAATTACACCGTCGAGACTACCGGATACGTGAGAACCAAAGCTAACTCTGGATTGGTTGCCGGTCGTGCGCTGGATGTCGATGCCAATGGCACGAAGGTCGCTAACGATTTGCGCTTCCTCAAGATTGCCTCGGCGAAACATTCGCAAAACACGACCGTCAAAGTTTTGCTGCACCGCCCAACGAAACGACAGCCATAGCCAGCGGTCGCAAGCGTGACCCAAGGTTGATGCCCCAAGGTGTGGCCTTGGCGGCTCCTGACGGCTTTCGTGGTGCTTGTCAATTAAAGCCGTGATGTTGTATTCTGGCTCTGGAATTTTCATGATTCCGAATCTCCTTTACGTGGACTAGTTGGGCAGGGGTCAAACCCTGCCCTTTTTTTGCTTACTTCTTCTGCCAAGGTGGCGCAGCCTTACCGCTTGCCGCAGCCTTTGCTACTGGTGCGGGTGGCGTCGATCCAGCAATGGCTTTAAAGGCTTTTACTTCGTTTTGGTCGCCGTATTGCTCAGAGCTGCGAATATCCACCTTGATCGACAGTTGGCCACCGATCAATTCATCCGTGTCCTGCACCTTTGCGATGCCAATAGCGCGCATGACTTCGCCTAATTGCTGGCGACCAATTTCCTCGGCCTTTGGGTTAGGGTTACGAATGTTCAAGTTGCCAAAGACAATTCTGCCCTGATGGCTCGGGCCAATAATGTCATAGCGAATCGAAATGTACTGGCCAGTTCCTGCCTTGGTGTTTTTCAACTCCGCAGCCGTGATGCTGGCCGTGTACCAACCGGCTGGCAAAGGCTCATACGATTTTTCACTTACAGGCATTGCATCTGCTTCAAAGGTTTGGTCTAAAAAAGCCATTATTCTTCTCCGATCATGGTGATAGTAAATGTTGGTCTGCCTGGCGTTGTTGTAATAGCGCCGAGCAAAGGTTTGGTAATGCTTTCATCAGCCGCTTTCCAAGCAGCGGATGCAATCTCAGGTTTCCAGCGAAACAAACTACTCAAATGCGCCTCAAGTCCGTTTGCTGTCGCCAGTTCCTGCAACTTGTCGGCGTTGATTTTGCGGTTCATGCGGCCTTCGATCTTGACGACGTACTGGCCAACCTCGCGGTTTTGGGTGCCTTCAAATGATTCAGCCACCTTAAAATGCTTAGTCAGCTTGTCTTCAATCTCACGACGGTAGGACGTTGCTGCCGCTTCTTCCATCTTGGCAATCGTCCATTCTTTAGTTAGCGTTTCGACTTCGTTCATAAAATCCACTCCACGATAGTTTCGGCAAAGATGGCCAGAGCCATGACTATCGCAATATTGATATTCATTTCTTCGCTCCGATCTTATTAATGATTACCGTCAAGTCAGGCGCTTCCCAAGCCTCGAGTTTTCCAGAACGATCCTTGGCTAACCAAAGGCCGTCGCTATCGCACATCAAGGCACGTTGGGCAAAGCCGTCGGCATCCTTCTCAACACGCAAGGCCAGCACTTCGTCAAAGAAATACGGCAAGGATTGGCCGGTCTTGTTGCCTGGCATCGAGGGTGCGTACAAAATGCGCCCCATTTCATCCTGCGTTTTCTCCAGCTTGGCCGTCATCAAAACGTGCTTGGCTGGCAGGTCACGGAATGCTCGGATAATGTCGGCCATCTGTTCCTGCATGGAACCGTAGGCGGCTCGCGGGTCTTTGTTGACCTTTTTCTCGTAGTTCAAGCACACCTCGGCGACTTCGCTGATGCTGTCAATGGCCACCGATTCAAACTGCGCAGCCTCGGCAGATTCAGCCAGCCATTTGTAAGCCTCTTGAAGCTCGGCCATCGTGGTGATTTCGATGTAAGGCAGCTCGGCATCCTGAATTGATAGGAGGCCACCCTCGGCGCTTAAAACGATTGGATTAGGCAGCGTTGGAGCAAGGGTAGTCTTACCTGCACCGGCTTGGCCATAGACCAAGAGCTTCACGCCGTTACCAGCTAGGTTGCCGGTGCTTTTTAGATTAATGGCCACGGCTCACCTCCGCATAGGTCAAATCGGTTGCGTCGTTCTCGGCGGCAGCCCAAAGATGCGCCCAATCTTGGGCAGTCTTGCCGCTTCCCACGGCTTTCACGTTGCAGTTGTGCGCAACCAGCACGGCGTCAACGTCATCTAAGTCGATGTCGTGTTCGGCGTAGATGGCTTTCGCGTCTGTTGAAATCATCATTTTCCTTCTCCTAAATGTCGCCGGTCAGACAATCTGGTTGGCGATTGCTTGCAAGAGTACCGAATATAAAGTAGGATGTCAACACTTTGATGTAGAAAAGTAACGGAGTAATATAAATGCTAACTTTAGAGCAAATTAGGAATAAATTACAGGATCGCCGACTTGGCTTGATTGTTAAGGCCACCGGCCTTCACTACAACACCTTGCGCGATGTTCGGGACAATTCTGAGGCTAATCCCACCTATAAAGTTATTAAATTGCTAAATGATTATTTCTCTGGGACTCTGAGTAATGGCTGACCTATCGAATATCTTTGGTGGCGCTTGGTCGCCACCGCCAGAAAAAGTATTAGCGTCGCCAGAACAGCAATTAATCGATGCGATGGTGTCATTAGGTCTAGAGCCGCCCAACGAGATACGGATGGACGGCAAAATCCATCGTTTTAAGTCTGGCACCAAAGGCTCTGGCAACCACGGCGATAAGCCAGGCTGGTATTTAATCTTTGGCGATGGCATCCCAGCCGGTCGGTTTGGTTGCTGGCGCATGGGCATTGAGCAGACCTTTCGCGCTGACGTTGGCCGTAAATTGTCCGACTCCGAAGAAATGACCTTTGTTCGGCGCTTGACCGAGGCCAAGACCCTGCGCGACGCCGAGATACAGCGCAAACACGAAGTCGCCGCCGACACCGTTGAGAAAATATGGGTTGGTGGTGGTCTAGCCTCGCCAGATCATCCGTACTTGCAACGCAAAGGCATCAAGCCGCACGGCTCGCGCATTACCGGCGACGGCAGGTTGATGGTGCCTTTGTATGGCACTGACGGCGTGTTATCGAGCATTCAGTACATTGATGGCGATGGAAATAAGTTATATCACCCTGGTGGCCAGACCGGCGGCAAATACCTGATGATTGGCACGATGGACGAGCCTGGCGTTTTGTATTTAGCCGAAGGCTTTGCCACCGCTGCAACGATTCACGAAACAACCAACCGACCTTGCGTCGTGGCCTATTCGGCTTCCAACCTTGTGCCTGTTACCGGCATCCTGCGCGACACCTACGGCGTTCAACAAAGCATCGTGATTGTGGCTGACAACGACGCCTCTGGCGTTGGCCAGCGCTACGCCGAGCAATCCTGCGCCAAGTTCGGCGCTGAAATGATCCTGCCGCCTATCCAAGGCGACGCCAACGATTACGTCAAAGATGGCCACGATCTTCTAGCCTTACTTAATCCACCCATCGAAGGCTGGTTAGTACCGATTGACGAGTTCTGTTCCAAACCTGCCCCGATTTCATGGCTAGTTAAGCGTTGGGTGCAATCCAATGCCTTGGTGATGGTGCATGGCCCATCAGGTGGCGGCAAAACCTTTGTCGTTTTGGATTGGTGCTTGCGCATGGCCAGCTCTGTCCCTGATTGGTGCGGCAATAAGGTTAAAGCTGGCAACGTGGTCTATTTGGCCGGTGAAGGTCACCACGGCTTGCGCGGTCGCGTAGCCGCTTGGAAACAGCACCATCAAATCACCACCCCGATCAATATGTGGCTATCCAAGGACGGCTGCGATTTAAATACGCCAGCCGGTTATTTAAAGG